AGATTTTTAGAACCAGCACTTACTAGTTTGCCAGCTTTTTTTGCTTCAAAATATCTGTTGTATAATTTTGTACCTAATTTAAAACCGGCACCACCTGGTACACCGATCTGCACTAACGCTTGTGTTAATTTACCAACACCAGTTTGTTCAGCTATCTCCTCTAACGGATTTAATTTGTCAAAAAATATTTCAACCTGTGCTGCTGTGTTAGTATCAAGACCTAGATCAACTAATTCTGCACCCAATGAAAAAGCTCCCTCAACAACTTTAATACCACCAGATACAATACCTGCAAGACCAGAAGTATACCAAGACACCTCATTATTCTGCTCAGCAGGAAAAAGTGGTTCTAAAGACATTTATTTCTTACGCTCCTGATATATCGTCTACATTTGGAGAAAACACGTCTGCAGGTGGTGTTATTTTTTTCTGTTCTGTTAAGTTTATTTCTGGAAATTTAATTTCTTCAATTGAATTAAATTCATCAAAGAAAACTTCACCGTCTCTGACGACTATGTATTTATAGTTATTTTCATATGGATCATAAACTACTTTACCATCTAAGTTTTTACGAACCTGTTTTTGATTAGCAGGATCTCTAATATCAAATGTTAAAACACCTCCATATTTATTACCAGTAACAGCAGTTCTTAATGCGTCTGCATTTTGTGTAGAAAATAAAGCTGCTCTTTCAGCTACTTGGGGTGGTAGATCATCTTCAATATATTGTTCTAACATGACATTGTATAATGCATCATTTGTTTTCATTCCTGCTAATCTTTCATCAGACTCTAATTTTAATTTTAATCTTTCCATAGCAGACTCATCACCAGCTTCTCTTTCACCTCTTAAAAAATCTCTTTCTCCTCTAATTTGATTAGCTCTTGCTTGACTTACTTGTAACTGATTAAAAGGTTCTCTTGCAGCTACACCTGCTGTTTGAAATATATTACCTTGTGGTGGTGTTGCTAAAAGATTTAAACCAAAGCCAGTTAAGAAACCTGGTAAGCCTGTTGATTGAAAATTACCCATAGCGTATGGGTTAGTGCCTTGTTGATATTGTTTTCTTGGTTGATCTAGTCCTGATGTAATACCAGTTCCTGCTGATCCACCTATTCTAAACATTGGTCTTTTTAAAGTTCTATTCATAATTAATTACTTAAATTGTAGTTTACTTTTCCAGGATTTCTTAATCCACCATAGATACCTGCAAGTGTTGTACCAACACCTAATGCAGTTTGTAATGGTGTAGGATTAGGTGTTATTGTTGATTGGAATTGTGCAGGATATCCACCCATAATTCCTGTTACTTGTCCAGCAAATCTATCTAATTGTTCTTGCGGTAAAAAAGTTGCTTGTCTTGCTGCTTCTCTTTGTGCATCAAGAGTTGCTTGTTGTTGCGCCTGGTTCAGTGCGCCCAACTGACCTAAACGTGTAATATCTGTACTTGTTGCTTGTTGTTGTGTTTGACCTAATCCTGCTTGAAACTGTCCTAAACCTTGTTGTTGTGCTGCTAGTGCTCCTCTATTAGCAACGTCTTGTTGTCTAGCGGCTGCTGCCTGACCAAAACCTTGTTGCAAGAGTCCTGCTTGTAATAATGCACGTTCTCTTGCCGCCCCCGTACCAAACTCGGCGAGTTGTACGCCCGCTCGACCAGCGCCGAGCACACCCAATTTTGCTTGTTGATCTCGTATACTTTGTTCTTGTATAGCTCTATTACGATCAAATTCTGCTAAAGAGGCATCAATCACTTGTGATTGATATGGAGACATAAAATCTTGTACGTCTTGTTGAAAAGCTGTTGCTCCTAAACCTACCCCACCTAATGCTGTGCCTGCAGCAGTTCCTGCTGTTTGGGCTTGTTGTAAAAAAGGTGCAAATGATCCTACACCTTGGGTTGCTAATTGTTGTGCTTGTGTCTGTAATGCATCTTGACCTGCAACTGTTGGTGCAAGTCCTGTTAAACTTTGTTGTCTTGTTGTAAATTCTCTTGCTGCTTGTTGTCTAGCTTGAAAATCCTCTGCTGTTTCACCTACTTGTTGTGATATACCAGCGAGTCCTGTTGCAACAACAGGTACACCTGATTGTGCTGTAACCTGTTTTGCTAGATCTTTTCCTAGATCTTCAACAAATTGTGCGGGTAATGTTCTTGTAGTTGTAACAGCCATTATAATACTTCCTCTAGTCTTTGTGATGTTTGAAACATTTTACGTGCGCCTTCTAATCCTTGCGATTCTTCTGATACGTCACCTCCGGATTCGAGGTTCTTCATCATGTTATACATAACTTCTGCGCCTTTGTCTACATTTCCATCACCTGCGTTTCTAACAGCATCAGCTGTAAATACAAACTCATTTTTTGATAATCTTGCAGGGACATCATCTGCTTTTTCCATACGTCCTATTGGCACAAATCCACCTTCAGCTCTTAAATCCATTTCTTTGCCATCCATATCCAATAATGGCATAGTTTTCTTTGCTACTGGTTCTTTCATAGAACCACCTTCAGCTCTAAATCTTCTTGCTCTAAAATCATCTTGTGTGCCTGCTGATAAAATTGATCGTCTAGCTTCCTCTATATCTATGCCTTCACCTCGTGCTAATTCTTGTGCCTCTTCTTCCTGTTCTGGTGTCATTAATCCTGCTAACAATGAAGTTCCAGCTATGGCTGCTGTTACACCACCACCTGGAATACTTGAAAAAAGACTAGGAGCAGCTCTTGAATAAATAGTGTTTCCAAATTTATCTACACCTATCGCTTTTGTAGCCGCAGTTCCTTTTAGACCAGCTAAAGTTGCAGCTATTCCTTGTTTACCAAATAAACCTGTTGCAGGTCCACCAAAACTTGCTCTACCAAATAAACCACCAATACTTGTTCCAGGTATACCAAATCCAACTGCACCTATTAATGCAGCTTTACCTATATCTGATTTTGCAATTTTCTTAACGGTCTTTGTAACTTTCTTAACAAGTTTGCCTAGACCATACATCTGTCTTGCAGATTCAAAATCAAACTCACCACCTATAACATCACTGTTCATGATACCACCTTCAGCTCTAAATCTTCTTGCTAATTGAAAAGGTTCTTCTACCTCTGGTTCTGGTTCCTCGGTGCTTGGTGCTTGAGTAAGTTTGTAATCTGGTAAAGTTATTCCTATTCCATCACCTTGACCATCATCATCATCTTCATCACTAGGTGGTCCAGGGTTTTCTAATCCTAACGCTGATCTTGCTTTACCAGTTTGCCTTGCAACATTAAGTGCAGTAAACAACGCTGTAGGTTTTGTAAAAGCCATAAGAGGTCTTGATTTAAAAGCAGCTCTTAAATTATTTGCATAACTTGTAATTGTGTCTCTTTCATCTAATGATTTATCAACATCTGGATCTGGATCTCCTAATGCAGCTGCAGCTTTTGCGTCTGCTCTTGCTTGTGCTGCTTGTATAGATATTTCTCTTCCTTTATCTCTATTATCTCCATCGCCACCAGTAGTATTTCCGCCTCCACCAAAATCATCCTGTGATGCATCCATACCACCACCTTGAAATTCGATACGTCCACCGTTTGCTAATAATTGTTTTGCTATTTGAGTTCTAGTTATGGCCATCGTTCTATTCTATTTTGTTTTTCCTAATAAATCAAGACTTGGCATGATTACATTTACATCTTGAGCCATGTCTTTTTCTTTATAACCTTTAGCTTCCCAGTCTTTTCTTTCTTTAAAAAGCTCTCCGGTTTCTTTGTGTCTATATGTTGTTTCTACTTTTGCTGATTCTAATTCAATCATTATGTTGTTACCTCTCTTGGCTGTATTTCTAATATAGAAGCTATAACGTGCAGCTCGTTCGCGTCAGCAGCTTGTACTTTTAATATTTCACTTTCCTCCATTACAAGAGGGTTAGTTAAAAGTTCGGTAGTAGCATTGCCTGATATAGTTTTAGTTTTAAACAAACTAAATATGTTACTACTAGCATCAACCAAAGTCACAGTTATTGTTGTTCCTGATCCGGCATCCTCGGACACTAATATAGATTTTATTACAGCTGTTTTTGCACTTGGCACTGTATACAGTGTAGTTAGATTTGTTGTAGTTAAATCTACTTTTTTATTTATAAAACTATTAGCCATTAATTTAAAAAGAAGTTTTGAGCTTCTACTTCATCCTTTAATTCTTGTTGATATGTAGTATTTAATTTTATGATAATACCATCTATATCTCTAGTCTGAGCTTCCGCAACTGTATAATCATATTCTTGTGAAGGTCTTGTTAATACTTGTACTATTTTTGCCATTATCTTCTACCATCTGGTTGTGTATCTAATCTAAAAGTTCCTAATTTCCAACTTTGACTAGATGCTGTATTTTCTATTTTTAATGCAATCGCTCTAGCTCTTGCACGTGTGTCTACTTTTAAAGTAGATGAAGTTATATCAAAAGGACCTAATGAAGAACTTGCAGATGTTTCGTTAGGAAAATTTCTTAATTCTAAGGTCACTCTTGTTGTTCCAGTTTGTGATATAAAATCAGGTATAAACCTTCTTATCTTCATTAAAAATTCACCATCTCCTCTAAAAGTAGCGATTCCAGTTTGTTGACCTTGAGCAGTTCTTTGAGCTGTAATATCAAAATCTCCTGACGTTATGTTTGCAGTAATAGCAGTGATTGTCCCACTTCTATTTTGATCTGTTCCTGTTTCGTGTTCGTAGTAACTTGTTCTACCTTCCGTGTTTCCAATCACATCAAAAGATGTATCTGTTGATGCATCATATTCTAAAGCGTGAGGTAAACTAAATACTGCTGAGTCTTGCCACATTGTTCTAGCTAGTGTGCCTATTGTCCATACAGGTCTTTGTGGTGATGAATCAAAATAATTATAACAAACCATTTTATTTACAACAGAAGATGTTGAACTAGGATAAAACCACATAACTTCGCCAAACAAATTATTTAATCCAGCAGATATCATTTGATTACCAGATTCAATGTTTATATCATTGTATACATGATCTTCAACTAAACATGGTAGTGATTCTAATTTACCTGCATATCTAAAGAAACCATTCTCTGACATCCAATATGCAGCGCCATCAACTTCAACACATGCATTCTGTCCTGCAAGTCCACAGTTAGTTCCAACTTGCGAAAAGGCAAATGTAAATGGTTGACCTACAAAACGTTGTGTGAATAATGCAGTATCAGTCCAAACATAAATTGCATCACGACCTCTAATTGCTCCTCTGATCTGTGATCCGTCAGCCAGTCTTTGTGTACCAGCTGTATTAGTCGCTGTTGGTGTATACGTATTTATATCCTCTTGATCTGAGAATCTAATAAACATGTCATCTTGTGTTGCTGTGTTACCAATAGTTGTTTCTGTTCCAAAAAATACTAAGTGACGATCTGGTGTTGATACCACCATGTGTCTCGATGCTGTTGGTGCACCTGATATAATAGTCGCTCTTGTTACTGTTGCATTTGATAAACTAGAATCCCATTCAAATACAGCACCATCATGAATTAAACAAATAGCTTTATCACCAAAATTATCTAGTGACCACATTCCAGGTTCTAATACTAAGTCTCCCGATGCTGCTTCTCCCCATGCAACAAAGTCTGTAGTGTTAGTTACAGTTGCGCCATCACTATGTGCTGCTCTTGTTGTTCCTCTAACAGCTCTTGTAATACCGGTTAAGGTAGTGCCGCCTGTAACTCCTGTGTAAGATATTTCTTCTGTGCCTACTTTTATAAAATTAGTTCCTGTGCTAGGGAGCTGTGTAGCATCTGCTAAAATAATTGACGTTCCAGATCCCCCTGTTCCAAATGCATTATCACCTAAAGCTCCGTTTAAAGTTGTAGTTATTGCGTTTGAGGCTTCTCCACTCCAAGATCCTAATCCCCAACCAAAACCTTTTTCTTGCACAGCTGAACCTACAGTATAGTAATGTTGAACTCTAATGCCACCTGATGTAGTTGCACCAGATCCAGATTCATTTGATGGCATTGTAATAGTTATAGTTTCAGTAGTTGGAACTGATGCTACCATAAATTTTTTATCATCAAAATCAGATGAACTAAAGTTAGAATTAGTTATTGTAGTAAAATTATCTAAAAGAATAATATCTTGTGGATTAATACCATGAGCTGTTGCAAAAGTTATTGTTACAGTCGCTGATCCGTTGGTCGTGCTGAATGCACTAGTAAGTGTTGTTGTAGATTTAATAGGGTGGATATCATAAAAAACACCACCAGAGAAAGCATATAAAATTCTATTTGTACCAATAATTGCGTATCTTCTACCTAAACTATTAACGTAATGATGTAAGCCACGCCCTGCTCCTGTAAGTTCATTTTCATTTACGTTGCCTAATTGATTCCAACCTCCTATTTTTTCTGGTGTGCCATATCTAAATCTAACATTATCACAGTCTATCCATTGACCTTCTGCGGTTGTTGGTGTGACTTGTTTATTAATACCTGGTTGAAATCCTATCTTTTGTAGCATAATGCTTCACTATATATTTGTTTTGGTTGTTTTTAAAGCAGTTTATACCAAGTGGCCACTGTGTATCTCTCTCCATTTTCTACTTTTTTTACACCATGTCTGTAATGTTTTCCATCAAAAAATAAAGCTCTTCCTTGTTTAGGTCTAAAAATAGTACCTTCTTGATAGTTGGTTTGCCCTCCCTCGTAGTTATCATTTAAAAAAACTATTGAAGATAAGGTAGTATATGGACTAGCATCATCCCAATGATATTGTTGAGATGAATTTTTTGGCCATCTTACAATCTCCATCCAATCTATTTGAGACTTAGATAAAGTTTTTGCCACATAATTTAAATTATCTATAAAATGTTTAAACTGTTCATTGTCAGAACTTAATTTAATAGGAAAATTACCATGATAACCATAAGCTGATTTTGACTCGTTGTCTTTATAATAATCTATTAGTTTATTACAGTCCTCTTCTAACAAGAACTTATCTAACATTAATGTTATCATTAAAATTTTTAAATATCGACCCAAGAAGATGAGTCTGGATCCCATCTTTTTAATTCAGTCTTAGCACCATTTATACATGTCCATCTTAAATTTTCTTCATCCCAAAGAAGTCTCCAAGCAGAAGATCCCTCAGTGCCTTCGATTTCCTCTGTTGGTAAAGTTGAATCATCAGGTCTGGCAACAGGTGCCTCCCAATCAGAATCAGAATTTAAAGTATGAGATGGATAGAGTTGTGGTATTATAAAAACATCTTTAACTGCATCGTAAGTATAGTTTCTTCCTGGATATTGTTTTCTAAAATTATTATTGTAAGAACACTGTTTCCAGTTTCCACCACCAAAAAACTTTTTACACCATGCCTCACCATCAAGATGTTTATCGTTTTCACCTAATGGCCCATTAGCTGTTGGTATATCATTACCAACAACCACTACTCTCATTACAATATTATTGTCATCAAGTTCTGCAAAGTGTGCCATTATATTTTTCCTTTTACTTTATTCATCCTAGCATTTTTATAATCACTAGGCAACCCTAGATATGGTCGACCATCTAAATGATTTTTCTTAGCATCTTTAGATTTAGCATTATTATAGTGTAAAAAAACTTGAGCACAGTTTTTTCCTTTAAATTCTTCTCTCCAATGTTCTAATAAACAACCTGAATATATTAACATGTCCCCAGGTTCTAGATTAATTTTTATACCTTCTCTACCAAATTTGCCTGTTGGATCAAGATATATAGGCCAAGGGTCTCCACCTAAATTAAGAGTAGTAGATATCTCACAAGAAAATCTATCTTTATGCCTAGCTAAAATATCACCTTTTTTATAGAATCTAGCATACGAGTAAGTTTCTAATAATTTTAAACCTGTGTGTTTTTCCATAATAGGTTTTAGTTCTTGTAACAACGTTTCCATAACTAAATCTGCATAATGTGAATATGTATTTGGAACTTGTTTATCATTAAAAACTCCCCAATACTCTGTAAATGGGGATATGTATTTTGTATCTAATAAAATTTCAGCTACTCTTTTTTTATTTGCAAAATAAGTGTAACAAAAATTAGCCAACTCTTTTGATATTGCTTTTTTTAAAACACTAAATTTATTTTTTTTAAACGACATTTAAGACTCCTTTTGGTATTGCTTGACAATTAAAATGTATAAACCTAAATGGTTCTACTCCTAAATCTACCGTATATAAATGAGGCAAATAAGAAGGGAAAAATATAAATCTTCCAGGTTTAGGTACATAATTAATGTGATGTGTTCCATAAACAACATTTTGTTCATCTTTTAGTGGAAGTAAATTCATGAGGTTGCCCGGTCTTGGATCTTCAAATATAGGTCTTGAAGTTTTTTCACTGCCTTTTAAAAAATAAAAAGCAGATATGTGACCATTCCAATGTGTGTGTAAGCTATGATGTCCACCACCATCTTTAGCAAATTCTTGAACCCACATTTCCGTCATGAATAATTTAAAATTTTTTAAATCAAAACCCATTTCACTTAATAAATTATGTGAAGTAGCTAAAACGTAATCTTGTAATGGTATAAACTCTTTTACATTTATTAAAGATTCAGATAAATAAACAGAACCAATATCTCCTTTTATTTTTAATGCTTTGTTTCTTTTATTGTAAATTTGTTTTTTATCTCTTTGTTTAGCTTTTTTTATAAAAATATCTGATGCTTTATTTAATTTATTAACATGAGAGGGTTCATCTACAACCCAAATAGGTGTAGGAAATATATTCTCTCTACTTAAAGTTTTAGGAAATTTATTTTCTTTCATATTTTAGTTATAAAACAATTTAATGTTAGTCTTCCATTTTTTATACTATTTCCATAATTAAGTAAAGACTTATGTCTAATTGAAGAATCAAATAAGACTGCTCTGTTTTGAATATACTTTACAGTCATTGATGGAGTATCACCTTTTTCTTGATAAAATAAAGTGCCAGAATTTAAGTTCGTCTTTGCTAAGTATACTAATAAAGTATAGTGAACACCACATTCATGGTCTGTGTGTATCCAGTCCTCCTTATCACTTTTTAATCTTAAATGAATACAAACATCTAAAAAAATTTTACTGGTAAATAATAATAGTGGAAATTTATTTGGTAGTTGTTTTACAAATTTATTAAATAATAAAGGGTTTGTTTTTTTTAAAACATCACTTCTTTTTCCTGGCCAATTCTCTTTTGATTTAAATTTTTTATTAAATTGTTTTAAATTATATAATTTAGTATTTTCACACAAACTTTTAATTTCAGTAAAGTTATTAAAAAAATTATCTACAATCATTATGCTCATAGAATCAACTCGTTTAAATCATCGTTATGTCCAAGACTTCCTTTTAAAAAAGTATTAAAAGCTAAACTTATTCTCTCGTTGCCATCTTCTTTTAAATCAACCCCATGCATAAGAGAAGAAGGAAACATTAATAGTTGAGCTGGTTTAACAGAAACCCACCAACTAGTTGAATTAAACACATTAAATTTTTTAGGTTGATTAGCAATAAAAGGATGTTCGTTTTTGTAAAAAGTAATTTTATCATTTATTTTATTTGCTTTAAAATAAAATACGCCGGAGATAAAAGAATTCTGATGAGTATGTGGTTTATGATAACCTTGTTTGTTGGTATAGTTTATCCAAGATTGAGTAATATATAATTGTATACTTTTCTTTGGATTTAAGACATTTATTAAATATTCATTACAAGAGTGTTCAATAAAATTTTTAATATGTTTTAATGATTTTTTATTTAAAACATATTTATCCTCTGTATAAGTATTACCTAAGTTTTTAACACATTTATGTTTTTGTTTTTCAACAAAATCTATTTCTTTTTTTGTAAACACTCTATCTAAATGTTTTTCAAAAACTGGCGTTGGAAATATTCCGTGTATATTAATATCTGACATGTAGTTTTTGATAATCAACGTTAAAAACAATTGATGTTTTTCTTTTTTTAGACAACATTTTTTTAGATCTATGCGGCAGGTTTCCAGAAAACGTTACTATATCCCCTTCTTTTAACTTAAAATTTTTATATGGTTTATTAGTTAAAATGTTAAAAAATTCTGTTTGAAATTCTGTATCGGGTAGTTCTAAAAAATAAACATTAGAATAACTTGCGTTATTATGAATATGCCATGTATGAGTATCATTTGTATGATATTGTTGAAACCATAAAGTTTTAATAACAGCTTCAGATGATTTAAATTTTTTACCTATTTTTTCTATAGTCTCCATAAAATGGTATTCAAAAAATCTTTGATAAGTTTTATAAGATTTAAAAGCCCAATCAGTCCTAGCAATATCATCATATTTTTCAGCAGGTGCTTGTTTAATTAATTCTAAAAATTTTTCTTTTATAGACTTATGATATTTATATTTAGTTTTAACATAAAAAGAATTTATTTTATAAAGTTTAGTCATTAAAAATAATTAAAGTTAACTGTTATTCTTCTTTTTTGATCAGTGCACGTGGAGCTGCAATGTTCTATACTTGGATCAAAAAACACTACTCGATTAGCTTTAGATTTAACTTTTTTATTCCCTTCTTTAAAAGTAGTTATACCATTATTATTATTTATAAATAATAAACAACCTTTGTGTTTAAAATCATAATCTTTGTGAAAATCATGTTTTATTATTTTTGAAGTTTGTAAATATAAATTTGCTTTAATTCTTACAATACTATTACAATTAATTCTTTTTAAAAAATTTTCAAAAACTTTAAAACCATTACTTAATATGCTTGGTTCTTTGTAAAACATATGTGTAAAATAATAATCATCTTTATCTATGTTAGAAACACAATCATTATAAAACCAAGGAAATCCATAACCTAAAAGCATTTCCTGTATTTCTTTAAATTCTTTCTCAGGTATAAAATTATCTTTTATCTGTATGGCCACCCTAAATTCCATAACACTAAACTATATCTAGTCCCTTTCGTAACTGGTGTAACTCTATGCCATACATAAGAAGGAAATACCACAATACTTCCTTTAGGTAATAGTTCTTTACATTTTCTTATATTTGGTTTTCTACCAGTTTCAACATTTCTAAAATCAAATTCTAAATCTCCACCTTTATAATTTTTTGGATCTGATAATGAAACAGACACAGATAGTTTTCTTATTTTTCCTGTCCAAGGGTGGTCTTTACCTTTATCATAAGGTGTATCAAAAGCATCCGAGTGCCAATTATAAAATTGTCCTTTATTATATTTTGTAAACTGACAATGCTCAGACCAATCCCAATGAAAGTTCCACCCTGCTTTTATATTTGCTTCTCGAACAAATGGATGCACTTCTTTGTAAATCCATTTCTCATCCAACCATACAATATCAGAATTTCTTGCTTTTTTTAAATCTTTGACGTTTTGTGCACTTAATCCTTTTTTAGATTCTATTTGTTTAGCATAGCCGCCTGTAACAGCCATTTGATCTTGAATAGATTTTGCATATCTAATAATGTCATCACAAATTCTGTGAGGGATTACATTTTGAAAATAATAATAATAATTTAAAAAATTCATTCTTTATCAGAATGTTATACAAAATTTTATATAAAAAGCAATATTATGTTAAATCTAAAGTTCCAGAAACTTTGAATGCTGCAACTTTAGTACCATCTGGCTGAGTGGTTACTGTATTACATCCGGGTGAAGCAGCAAAAGCCCCTGCGTGACATGAAGGAACTTTAATTAAAACATATCCAGAACCCCCATTACCACCAAGTGTAAGGTAGTTTCTACTTTGTGGTGGGTTAGGATCACGTCCGGCTCCTCCGCCACCTCCCGTGTTTGCAATTCCATCTCCAGTTGTGTTTGGTGAATCGGGTGCATTTCCGCCGCCTCCAGGTCCTCCTGATGCGCCGCCTCCTCCTGAAGCTCTTTGTGGGTCTTGTGCTCCAGCACCTCCACCACCAAAAACTCCACAAGCGGATGCCCCTGCGTTTGATCCATTTGCAATATAATAAGGTTGTGGTGCTGATCCAAATAATGGCGTTACTGATTTTCCATCACCACCATTTGCAGATCCACCTGAAGGATTTCCTGCTCCCCCAGCCCCGCCGCCACCAGCGCCATGTCGACTTGGACTTCCGCCACAAGAAGTTCCATTTCCTCCAGCATTACCGAAACCGAATGGTTGTAAAGGTGCGGGCATTCCTGGTGCTTGAGTAGTGCTTCCTCCTGGATTAGTTGCTCCTGGACTTCCACTTTCTCCTTTTCCTCCGCCACCTGATCCCCCTGGTAAACTATAAGCTGGGTTAAATGTAGGTGTGCTTACGCCACCTGCTCCTCCTCCGATTCCATTAAAAGCTGTAAAAGCATTTCCCCCTGAATCGACTAATGTTGTGTTTCCTCCAGGTGTTACTTCTGCTCTACCGGGATCACTGTTACCCTGTGTACGTTGTCCAGCACCGCCACCTCCAATCGTTATGTCTAAATCTCCCACAACTGTGGTAAAATGTGGAGTCATATCTGAAGCAGGAATAAATACCATTCCGCCTCCGCCAGCTCCTCCTGGAGAGGGTGCAATAAAAGATCCACCGCCACCACCAATAACCATCATGTCCGCTACTAAAGATCTTACTGGTAAGCCGCCTCCAGAACCAAATCCTAAAATTTGATAACCAAAAGACTTAGCTTTTCTTGATTGTGTGTTTTTTGTGCTCTTACCGGTTGTAAGTTTATTTTTAATTTCTCTCATATTCTATATCTCTTACGCGTCGTTAGCGGCGCTTGTAGTAAAGAATAGTTTAATTCCAAGTAATCTTGCATCAGCATTTAAATCATCAGCTGAAACATCTCTTGATATTTGAAAGAAAACATATTCATCTGCACCAGGTGATCCTGCTATTGTTACTGCTCCACTTTCAGCTGCAACATCTAAATCATTTGAAGTTCCACTGTGTGCTTTTGCTGTTGCAACAACTTGTGTTCCAAAAGCTGTATTTAAATCACCACTGTCAGCTAAAGCTACACCAGATAGTCCCCATGCTGTCGTTCCTGTGTCTGTTGAAGTGGCTGTAAAAAATGCTTGAAAAGTTACTGTGCCTGCATTCCATGATTTTGGAAAAGCAACAGCAAACTGTGCAAACTCATCAGAGTCTTTGTCAAAATCTAATACTTTAATTTCTGGACCATTTGATAATTCTACTTGTGCAAGAGCAGCACAACCACTTGTTGTATTAGGATACATTGCAACCGCTGGAATCCAGATAGTTTCTTTTCCAGCAATTTTAATCGCACCTGTAGCATCAGCAGCATCCACTGCTTTAGCTTGTCCAGTTCCATTAGGGGCAATAGTTATATCTCCGTTAGCTGCATCTGTAATTGTAATAGTTCCAGAGTTTGTCCCTGAGTTTGTATCTAATATTAAATCATGTGCTCCACTAGATGTAAGAGTAGCATTTGCTGCTCCAGTTCCAATTCTAGTTTCTCCAGAACCTTTTGGTTTAATGTGAACATCAACATTAGTTTCTCCACTTGCACCTAAGATTGGTGGATTACCTGTTGCAGCGTTAGTTACTTCTAATTCATTTACTGCAGAAGATGTTGTTTGAAATATAATTTGTTCATTTCCATTTGCATCTGCTATAAAGCCTGCATCTGCAATTTTTGGAGCTGTTAAAGTTTTGTTTGTTAAAGTTTGTGATCCAGTAAGTGTTACATCACCCATTCCAATATCAATAATATCTGGGTTTGTGCCATCATTTGCAGAGGCAAAAACAATTTTAGTAGATGACGGAGCAACGGCCACAGTATCTCCTGATCCTGACACATATTTAAATGTTACGTTTTGTGATCCACTTGTAGAATTTTTTAAAAAATAAAAAGTTTGAACATCAATAGGTATAGTTACATTTCTTCCAGAAGTTAATGATCCTGTAAATTCTATCATTCTGTGTGCAAGAGATGCACCAGTTCCACCATCTGTTACTGCAAGATCTGTATCTCCAGAATCTGATACAGCTTGTTGTGTAAAACCACCTGAAATTTGTTCTATGATTTGTAAATTTGTATTAGTTTTTGTTCCCCAAGTTCCAGCGTTCTCACCTGTTGCTTGTAATTCTACCCCTAGTCCGGTATATGTTGATGCCATAATTCTTATCTCCTATGCGACGTCACTATATGTTATATTTGAACCTGTTGCAACATTAGAATACGAAATATCTGAACCTGTTGCAACGTTAGAATACGAAATATTTGAACCTGTGTCAACAGCTTGATATGCTTGAATTCCAAATCCTGTTGATGTTCCAAAAGTAGCTACAGAAGCTGTTGCAGCAACTGCAGTTAAGCCCATTACATCTGCAGGTGATAATGATCCAACAGATAATGTTGCAGAAACTCCACTTAATCCCATTACATCTGCAGGACTAATTGAACCTAAATTAGAAGTTATTGCTTGACCAGAAAGATCAATAATTGGACTTGAACCAATGCTAAGTGCTCCAACATTAGAAGTTGCTGAAACTCCAGTTACTCCCATTACATCAGCAGGTGCAAGTGTTCCAACTGCTGGAGTTATTGCTTGACCTGTTAATCCCATTGTTTGTTCATCTGGACTAATAGATCCAACAGATAATGTTGCAGAAACTCCAGTTAATGTAAATGTTGCATTAATTTCAAAAGAAACTGAACCAACTCCTCCTGTTGCAGAAACTCCAGTTAATCCCATTACATCTGCAGGATTTAAAGTAAACATTCCCCAACCATTTTCACCGTAGGTTGCGTTACTCCAACCATTAGCACCTAAGTTTGATGTAATCGCATCAGGGGCAGTTAATTCAACTGTTAATCCTGATATACCCCAAGATTCAAAGTTCCAAGTATCTCTACCCCAACCTTGTTCTGGAAAAGCTTCTAATGATCCAAGAGATAATGTTGCTGATTGACCAGTTAAAAAAACTGTTTGATCTTTGAGTTCACCCCACTCACCATCATTCCATTCTTTTGCACCCCAACCAACTACAAAAGGATTTGTCGTTCCCCAACGATCTGTGCTCCAGGTTGTTCCTGATTGATTCCAAGTGTTAGCCATAAGGAGAACCTCCTTATGCTAATCGTATGATTGCGTTAGTTGCGTCCGCTGTAGGAAATTGTATTGTGAATGTTCCACTTGTTACAGTTTTATCTGATCCAAATGCTACTATAACACACGCGGGATCACCTGATGCAGAATCGTTATAAATCATTGCACCATTTGCAGTAAAAGTTGCTGAAGTATAACTAACATCAGCAAAATCGCAAACAGCTGTCGTGCTTGATGCTGCCGGAGTTACACTTGTAAGAGTTGCACCACCTGCAGTGTATGCAGTTCCAGATGAGTTTGTAATTTCATTTAAAGTTGAATAAGCTGTAGTAGCAGCACCTAAAGATGCTGAACTTGTAAATAACGCTATTTTAAAAGTATTACCTGTTGTTGCTGTAAAGTCATGAACTCCTTTTAAAAGTTCTACTTTAAAACTTGTACATACTGCCGATGTTATTGCCATAATTTTTCTCCTATGGGTTTGCTGAAGTTACTGGGATACGAACAGCACCATCTGTGTAGTCATCTCTTCGTCTTCTACCAACTTGTTCGTTAGCAAACTTTTGCACTTCTTGTTTATATTTATTTTCATATAAAGTCAACATATCTATAGGTCCTTTTAAAAAACCATATGTTTCTGATAAACAGCAATATAATAAGCCATTTGGAAAGTTTAAGCTTATATAATTAGTTTGATTACCAGATTCTAAAGTAGCGGGTCTTTTATTAAAATGAATTCTAAATTTATATGCTTGATCTGGGGTTGGTGCTAAAGCAATACGTCCTGAAGTGGTGTCAGATTCTCCTGTTGCTCCTCCATACATAGCATAATATTTTGGTTTACCTCTTTTTGCAGATTCTGTAGATGGAACATATTGCTGTAAATATGTGTAATCTTTTTTTTCTAAATAGCTATTAGCGCCAGTTACAGCTGATGTTGAATCATATACTTGTATACTTCTTATAAACAAAGCTCCTCCTGGAGCATTTACTTGATCTTGCCCTGCAACTAATGAACCTGTTTCTTGAACTCTATCTGCATCAATAGGAACATCTCTAAATATTCTAGCTTGTGCATTAAGAATAATATTTTCTAAAATATCTGTAGTTAAAACATTAGAATCTGTTTCTGTATAATTTCTAATTTGTGTAACTAAAGTTGTATAACTTAACCCAGCCATTATTTAGATTCTCCTTTATGTTTTAAACGTATCTTTTTTTGTTTTGCAGTTTCGTTTATTATTGGAAATCCTTTTTGTTCAACTTCGTTTTGTCTTACAGGTTTAAATATATTTTTTATCCAATTTAAAAATTTTTTAATCATGCGCTTAATGTAATTGGTCCAACAGAACAACCAATTCCTCCTCCTTTAACTCCACCAATTGTAGCAGTATCGGTATCAACTGTAAAGAAGAAGAAATTTGCTACTGCGTAATCTGTGCTAATTCTTGCACCACTTCTAAATATTCCAGTCGTTATTGCATATCCAGCTGCTTTTGCAATATTAGCACCTGTAATACCATCAAAGTCTGCTGGATTATTATATTGAAAAGTTCCACCTGCTACAGTTGTAGCTACAGGTGCACCTCTAAATCTATAAGTTGTTCCATTTGTTAAACCATGTCCTGGTGCTGTAACATTTATAACACCTGATCCTGATTCATAAGTTTCAAAACCATTTTCTGGAATAGAATATGGAACTGCATTTTCTATTCTGTCTGGTCTAACATTACGTAAAGATATTGCATCACCATTCATAGGTTTTGGTTCAAGCTGTGGTTGCTTTGGTTCAAACTCAGATACGTGTACAAAAGATCCATTCCATTCTCTAACCATTTCTATAAATGGAAATTCTAAACCAGATCTATCTGATATTGCTTTTGCATTTTTTCCAGTTGCGTATTTTGCCATTATGTTCCTGGGTAATAAGCTTTAGGTGTAATGTATGTACTTGAAGCTGACCCATCCTCCGCTAATGCTCTTGCAAACTCATCTTCATAATATAGTTTCATTTGTTGAACAAGTTGTGGTTGATATTTTTGTGCAAGATAAAATGCAAGTCCTGACACCATACAAGGCACAAATCTAAAAGGCACATCTGTTGCATTTGTATAATCACCTACATCTTGAATTCTTTTTATAAAAAAGAAATGCATATCTTTAGATGCGTTTGTTGAATCAGGTGTTGGATAAATATGTATTCTAACTTTATCAATAAATCTCTCTACCCAATATTGATTAGGTGTTCCTTTAGATAATTTATTAGAAAACCCTGCATAAGTAGACCTATCTACTTTTGTCATTGGACTATCTGATTGTGTTGTTTGAGTTCTATTAGATCTTAACTGTGCTTCAAGGACATCGGATATTCCAAATACACTAGCTGGAGCTGTAGTTGTTGCTGAAGTTCCATCATCACTTGATCTAAAAAAATCGTAATCTGATTGTCCTTCAATTAAATCTAAATTAGTATCTCCTATTTCCCAATAATGAATACCTCTATTACCCCATTCTTGAAATAATATATTAAGAGATCTTCTAGCAGATTTAAGTTGATAACCTGCTACAGAATTTAATCCAATACGTTCAAAAGCGTCTTCTATTATTTCTTCAATAGAAAAAGTTTTATCGAACGTTGCTGTTCCCGAAGTAGTATTAGCCATTTAAAATCCTATTCGTAAACTTTAATCCATTCACAAACAACTGTTGCATTATCACCTGCTGTACAAGCTGGTAATACTATGTTGACGTCTCCACTGTAACCACTAGCTTCTGTATTTTTTAAACCACCAAATGAAGAATAGTCATATTCCATTTCTCCATTTAAAGTTTGAAAAACAATATTAGTTCCAGAATTATCCCAGTCCATACGTAAAGCATCTACTGGTGCTGTTACTGAAACGTTAAAACTAACTTTATTTAATCTTACAGTTAAACA